GATTGGCCCCGTTGCCTGTGGACAGAACCTACCCGCTGGCAGCCGGGAGGTTAAACCCCCCAAGTTCGCAAATAGCGTCAGGTTTTTCTGACACTGCGACAGGCACACTGTGGCAGGCGGAAAGTTCGGTGGTGGCGACGAAGCACCTGAAGGCGGTGGCGCGTGCCGCTCGCCGGGTCAGCACGGCCCGGGAGGCATTAGCCGACGCGATCCTCGAGGCGAACGAGAGCGGAGAGTCGTACCGGGAGATCGCCCCCTACGCCGGGTTGTCGTACACCCAGGTCGGTGAGCTGGCGAACCAGGCACGGGCACGGCGCCGGCGCAGGACTAGCCAAGACTGACCCGTTTGGGGGATGGACCCCCACCCGCCGACGGGCTACTGTCGGGGTTTCTGCGGCTACCACGAAAGGGCTACCACCATGAAGATCCTCTTGTTCGTGTTCGCGCTCGTCTTGACCGTGTCGGTGTTCGCCGGCGCCGCGTCCGCTGCGAGCAGCAAGGCTCGTAAGGCGACGATACTTCCCGCCCAGCTCGAGACGTCGATCAAGCAGTCGGGCCTGATCTTGTTTAAGCAGTCCCACACTGTCAGCACCGCCAGTTGTGAGGGGCAGTTGGGCCAGCCGGGGCCGAAGTACCACTCGTTCTGGTGTCAGGTGCTCGTCCCTGACATGCCGATGCTGCGGCTGATCCACGTCAATGCTGGTGCGGGTGGCGGGTGGGCGTGGACGCCGATGCTGTTCGGCCTGGTGAACTCTGGGGGTCACAGCTAAGCGATCCCTGCGAAGGCGGCGGGCGGCCCGGTTAGTGGTAGCCCGCCGTCCGCCGCCTACACGTCGACGCGGATCCGTTTGAACGTCCCGCGGCCCCACGACTTCCGCCAGTGGGTGTTCTTGACGTCGTAGGCGACCTGCCAGACGAAGTTCTTCCAGAGCTGCAGATTGTCGGTCGGGTCGCTGTGGCCGCCACCGGCTTTGCCGAGGTCGAGGTGGCGGATCACCCCCGGTTGGGTGGACGCGTTCCACGACCAAACAGGGGGGATGTTGGTGCGGTGGCAAATCCAGGCGGCGATATGGGCGGCGCTGTAGAACGCCGACCAGTCCGAGCCGTCCCAGGCATTGTCGTCGACCTCGATGTTGTAGGAGATGCTGTTGTAGGCAGCGCAGGTCCAGGCTTTGCGTTCCCAGCGGACGAGTTGGGTGGCGACGTTCCGGCCTGTCCCGTCCCCCTCGCTGACGACATGCGCCGAGGCGTCGGAGCGGGGGTTGCACAACCACTCCACCGTCGGCCGGTAGGAGCCGACCGGGCGGTGGATCACGATCAGGTAGGGGACGATGTCGTTGCGCCGGTCGGACACGTTCGGCGACTCGCGCCACTCGAGCGGTGGGAGGATCTGCCCGCCGCGCGGCCGGAACCTGGGGCTCGTCGGCGGGTACGTCTTCGGGCTGGTCACGGCAGCCGTTCCATGCGTTCGTCGTGGCCGGCCTTTTGTTCCTGGCGTTTGGCGGCGCTCAACCGTTCCTTCGAGTAGACGGCGCCGGCGGTGATCGCCGCGACGACCAGGGCGCTCAAGTATTGGACGTATTTGTCGGGGTCGAAGATGTCGATCACGCCGATCGTCAACAAGGACCCGAAGAACGCTGCGACCCCGGCCCAGAGTGCAACCTCGTGTTTCATCAGATCAGGATCACCTGCGGCACGAACGTGGCCCCGGCACTGGCGGTGACGACGGCCCAGCAGCTCATCCTGCGGCTGCCGGTCGTGTCGGTGATCCCGAATGGGTTCGGCGGCGGATCAGCCGCACCGGACAGCAGGCCTGCGTGAATGCCGGCGGCGGCTTCGCGGTAGGCGACACCGCCGGTGCCGGCGGCGGTGGATTTCCAGCCGATGTAGTAGTTGCCGGCTGCGAGGCTGATGCTCAACCCGGTTTCGGACAGCTCAACGTCGCTGCCTGTGAGCGAGAGCAAACTGGTGTAGCCGAGCCGTGCGCCGGGGTCGCCGCCAACACCCGCGTCGTTGTAGATCACCAGCCGGACGGTGGTACCACTACCGCCGAACCAGCCGTGCAGCTCGCTGACGGTGGCTGCGGAGGCGAGGTTCCATTTCGACACGTACATTTTTCCGGCGGCGAACGCATCGGTAGTGGTGCCCTTTGTGTTGAAGCCGAGGATCGCCATTAGGGCAAGGTGAACGTGAGCAGCACGCCGAGGCCCTTCGCTCCGGTGCCGGCCACGTCGACGTCGACGGCCAGGAGGTCGCCGGTGGCGACGTCGTCGTTGCCGGTGTCGATCACCGGTGCTGCCGCAGCGGTGTAGGACGTAAACTCTGATGCGTCGATGCTGATCTTGGTCGTCAGCATGTCGGCGGTCTGGGTGATGTTCCGGATCTGAACTGTCGGCAGGCCGGAGCTGGAGACGGTGGTGACGAACGCGTGGGCGGCGGTCAGGTCACAACCACCCAGCGAGGCGGGGATGCAGAAGATGATTTTTCCGTCGCCGGTTGTGAGGGTGGTGGTGTCGTCGATCACTTTGATCTCGATGGTTCTGGTGAACACCCCGGTGCCGAGCGTGGCGTAGTCGGCCCAGGCGGCGGAGACGACACGTTCGATCTTGTTGTGGGTGGTGCAGACGTACATCGTTCCCTCGGCGAGACCGCTCGCGGACGGCCGGTTGGTGTGGGTGTCGGGGCCGAGGAAGTGCCCTTTGAACGTGGTCGCCGGCATCGGTGGTCTCCTAGATCGGGATCAGGGTCGGGATCAGGCCTTCGTCGCCGTCCAGTACGAGGCTGCCGTCACTGTCGAAGAGCGGCATCCACACCTGGGTGTCCGAAGCAGGGACACCACCGCCGGCGCTGATGCCGAGCGTCGCCCTGGCCGTGGCAGCGTCCGTGTCGTCGAGCAACGTCCGGATGAACGACGAGAGGGTGGTGAGCGTCGCGGTACCCGAGCCGGTGAAGTACGGCAGCTTGTCCGCTGCTGAGGTGAGGCCGGCCAACGCTGCGAGCTCCGCGTCGCCGATCTTGGCGGCCGTGATCCCCGCGTCCTTAACACGCAACGTGTCCGACGCGATCTCCAGGGTGGAGCCGTCAACGTTGACGCTGAGCACGTCGCTGGCCTCTGCGAGGCCCGCACCGGCCACGGACGCTGCCAGGCCGGGGTTCGGGTAGGACCCGTCGAGGGCGCCGCCTGCGCTGCCGGTGGGGGCGCCGCCGCCGCTGACGGTCGACCAGTGAGTGTCGTAATCGGTGCTGGAGACCTTGGTGAGCGCCTGGCCGGTCGTGCCGCCCGCCGGGACACCAATCCCGTCGGTTCCGTCGGCGCCTGGTGGGCCTGTCGCTCCGGTCGCCCCTGTGGCCCCGGTTGCTCCTGCCGCTCCGGTCGCGCCGGCAGGGCCGCCGCTGCCGTCGATCCGGATCACCCCCGACCCTTCGTCGGTGACCTCAAGCCCGTCGCCCCACAAAACTTTCGAGAACTTCGTCGCGGCCATTAGGCGAGCTGCCTGACGAGGATCGCGAACTCACCGAACACGGCGCTGTCGGGGTCCGCCCAGGTGTTGAACTTCAACGTGTCACCTACGTCGAGGCTCTGCTGGTCGAGCACTGTGATGCAGCTGACCCAGTAGGAGCCGGCGGTCACCGAACTCGGAACACCGTACTGTCCGTAGTGGCCGGTGGTGCCGTTCGTTTCGACGTACAGGCGGGCGCTCGAGCCGAGCGCGTCCATGTAGCCGGAGGCGACGCCGGCAGCGAGGATCTCGTAGATGCCGGCGGTCACGATCGTGATCGTGGTGTCGGCGACGGGAGCGGTGATGCCTGTGGCGTGCACGTCGCCGAACTCGAGGTAGTCGTACCCGTCGGACGGTGAGCGTGTTGTGCAGCTAATGGCTGCGTAAGGACCGAAAACGGGTGTGGTGCCGCCGCCGCCTGTGCCTGTGTCGCCAACGTCCTCGTAGACGACCTGGAACGGGTCGGCGCCGCCGTGCTCATGGTCACGGGCGTGAACGGCTGGCCTGCCGTTTTTGCCGGGCATCAGGAGTCCGGCCAGGGGTTGCTAGCAAAATACGAGCGTGGCGACAGGTCGAGCCGGACAGTGACGTCGTCGTAGCCGGGCGCGAGCGGCTGGGCTTCCTCGTGGATCCCCTCGACGAAATACTCGACGCTTTCGAAGCCGCCCGAACCCGGAAGGCCCACGGTTAGCGTCACCGAATCAGCGATGTCGATGCTCGTGAGTAGCGCCCAGTTCGCCGCCGCCCGCACATCGTCCGGGTGGAGTGATCTAAACGCAACGTCCTGCACCCGGTTCGCGGGGGTCTTGTAATTGCTCACGTAGAACGTCGCGAACCGCTTCGTCTCCTCGAGGTCGGTCGCCGCGTCCAACTGCGACCCCGCGGTGAGGAGGCTCTGGGCGGACCAGGAGCGGATCCCGTACGAGCCGACCGAGGTGCTGTCCGCGACCAACTGGCCAGCGACCGCCTCGTCCTGGATGCCGGTCGGAGTCGCGCTCGCCGAGTTGATGATCTTCGACAAACCCCGGTTGAACCCGAACACCCGGATCTGCGCCGTCGTTGACGGTGACCCGTTGACGGCGTTCCCGTCACCGGCGTGCCAGGCCTGGAAGTCGAACGCCCCAGGACCGACCTCGGCAGCGACGTCCTCAGGGAAGAACTTGGCCCGCCTCGAGTGGAATACCAATCTCCCGCGCCTATCGCAATATGCGTTGCTGACCCCGGGCATCTCCGCATCGGCGGCCTCCTGGATCGCCGACAGCGGCGACTCGCCCGGGCTGTAGACCACACTGTGGACGTACACGTCGCCGGGTAGGACGACCCGGAACGCGAGCGCGAGCCCGTAGTCGGTCAGCACGCGGGCCACCCGGTCCTCCACGCGTTGGTAGGGGAAATACACCTGGCCTTCGCTGCCTTCGGGTGGCGGGTTGCCGAACGTCCCGGGTTGCATCTCCGCGCTCGCCAGGATCCCGAACAGATCCACCAGGGACACCGTCAAGCGGTTGAGTTGCTGGGACGGGTCGGTCACATAGGTGTAGTCCTCGACGAAGCCGCGGAACCGGAGCTTCCACTCTTCCGCAACAGGGTCGTAGCGGCCTAATGCTGCTTGCAGGAGCGGCTGGATCTTGCCGTAGTACGGCCCGTCCGGATTCGTGGGGTCGAGGGTGCCGTCGGTGTCGGTGACCTCCACCGTCGCCCGGCCGGTGTCGGTCCGGTCCATCTCGAACTGGCGGCCCCGGTCGATGCTGTAGGAGGCGACGAGGTTTGGGGTGCTGTCCAACCGTGTCCAGGTCGGATACGGCTCCGTCACCGGATCGTCGAACGCCAACAGGAACCTGCCTTCCGGGTCAGCGGGTGGTTCCGGGACGGGGCTGACGGTGAGTTCGGCCCAGCCGGTGATCCAGTCGTCGTTGTCCGGCTCGCCCGGATACGGGCTGGTCGGCACCGTGCCGTCATACGGCCCCGGCGGCGGGCCGAGCAGCAGGTAGCTGAACCAGACGCCGACCGAGATCGTGCCGGCGGTTCTGCCGAACGCCAGCCCGCCGTTGTGGATGCCGCTGTTGACCATCGCAACGTCCTCATCGCTCGACAGCCAGATCACTTCTTTGGTGCGGACACTGGTGCCGCCGCCGGTCATGTGGAACGTCGCGGTGAACTGCACCGACCCGTCCGCGTTCATGCTGGCCGGATCAGGGGTGATTTCGATCGAGTCGATCGACGGGCCGAGACCACCACCGTCGTAAGCCATCTCAACGGCCTCGTCTTGGTTGGGCTCGTTGCTTGGCGAGTTTCCCCAGTTCGTCCTCGAGCTGCTTCACGTTCTGCACGCCGTGCAAATGGACGTTCATCGTCTGCACCTGGAGCCGGGCCGGCAACTGTGCCTGCGTCAACGGCTTCGGCAAAGGCATCCCAATCGGTGTGCCCTGCCGGGTCAGCCCGGACTGGAGCACCGACCCCAAACCGGTGAAGCCGGCCAGGATGTCCGTCTTCTTCTTGCGGCGTTTCTTCTGGGCGTCCTCGACGTCCAACGCGTCGAGCAGCTCCTTGATCTTCTGCCTGACTTCCGGCGCGAGCTTCCCCAACCCCTGCACGAGCGTCTGGCGGATCCGTTGCAGCAGGCTGCGGTTCGCCTTCGTGTCCAGGATCGTCCCTTTGACCTGCGCCTGGATGTGCGGCAGCCGCTTCAGCAGCTCCTTACCCGAAGGGATCAGGTCGGCACCGCTGGGACCGAACCCCAACTGGCGGAACTGCGAGGCGGTCAGCCGGGCGAGTGCTTGTTGCTGCCGTTGCTTCTCCAACGCCTTCAGCTTCGCCGCATGGGCTTTCGCCGCCGCCGCAGCCTGCTTCGCCGCGTCCAATTCCTTCTGCCGTTCCGTCCGCCGGTCAGTCGCGGCCTTCTCGTCGATCGCCCGGATCTGCTCCGTGTAGCTCCCCAACGACTGGTACAGCTGGGTGCGTTCCGCGAGGTCCTTCGCCTTGGCGATCTTCTCCCGAGTCAGCGCGGCCAACCGGAGCAGAATGGCCCGGTCGTCCTTTTTGCTAGCGGTGATCTCGGCTTTCGCGAGCTGCTCCAAGAGCAGGCTGATCTGGAAGCTGAGCGACGCGCGAGGACGGTGATCAGGGGCGCCTGGTGTTCCGATCGGCCCCCGCAAACCCTCGATCCGGCTTGGTTTCCCGATCGGCCCTGCCGGTCCGGTGCGGCCCGGCCGAAACACCCTGTTCCCGAACCACCTCCCTAGGTCGAGCAGGCTCGGCCCTTTGATCTTCGACAGTTTGTCCCACGCCAGCCGGTAACCCTCGACAGAGTGAATGCCGACCTCCAGGACAGCCGATGTGCCTTTCACCGCGGCGGTCACGTCGTCCTGTACCCGCTTTTGGTTCTCGCTGCTAGCCAGCCATTTCGAAGCTTGGCCGAGGTATTTGTTGAACGTCGGCAGCAACGCTTTGCCGATCGCTTCCTCGAAGTTCGCGAACGCAGCCGAGAACCGCTCCTGAGCAGTTGTCCCGGCCTTGGCCTGGCCGGCGAACTTCTCCTGCACGAAGTTCAAGGCGGCCATCCCGTGCAAATTCGCGGGGATCAACACACCCAGCCGCTTCAACGCTGTGGCCTGCCCCCCGTAGGCTTTCGTCAGCGCCAAGGCCGCGGTTTGCAGGTCGATGTGTCGGGCACGGGCGACGTCGGCGGCGGCAGCCTGGATCTTCAAAGCGACACTGACGTTCTCCGAGCCGCGGAACGCGGTCGTGAAGGCGCGGGTCAGCTGGTCATCCTCGAACCCCGCCAACTGGGACACGGCTGCGGTGGCCTTGTCGATCTGGTCGCGGTACTGGGCAAGGTTCTGACCTGACGCCTGGAACTGCGCCGCCAACTGCTTCTGGCTGGCTGCGGCCTCCGACGCCTGCTTGATCGAACCGCGCAACAGGTCGGTGACGCTCGCGGCGGCGATGAACCCACCCGAGGCGAACGCCAACGACCGGCCCAACGTCTTGAAAATGCCGCTACCGGCGGCGGCGCCCCGGAACGTCTTCGAGATCTGCCGGTCGAACCGTTGCGTGTCGCGGGCGGCGTTCTTCAGGCTCCGCTGGTACTGGCGGGCGTCACCGACAACCTCGACCTCGAGCCGCCGTGCCATCTACTCGCCCGCCCCGTGTAAGGCGTTGAACATGTCTACGCAGCCCAACATCTGGGCGGCGGTCAAGTCTCCGACGTCGCGGGGCCGGACTGCGAAATAGCCCAGGCGGACGTCCCAGTACCGGGCGGGATCGTCGACGCGGATCGGTCCGAACTCGGTCTCGAACCGGTGCCAGAAATGCTCTCGCTCCCGTTCGAGCTTCCGGCTGGGGGGCCAGCATCATCCCCCTCGACGGGTTCGTCGTCGTCGGCGTACAGCGTGAACATCCTCGCGAACGACACCGCGGACAGCCGCTCGAAAACCTGAGGGACCTCGTCGGCGGTGATCTTGCCTGCCCGGCAAAGCGCGACCGCCGCCAACACGCAGAACAGTTCCGCGTCGCCGCCGGCAAGACCCGTGTCGACAGTTAGCGGCAGGTAGCCGGAGAACCGTTTCATCCAGCCGAGCTCGACCGTGGTCATGTCGTCGCCGACGACCAGCGGGTAACGGCCGTCATACGGTTTGACGCCGGTGATCCCGATCTGCATCAGAACGGCCCCCCATGGTTGAACTGGTTGGCGACCACGTCGAGGGCGTGCTCGACGCGGCGTTCGACCTCGTCTGCGTTCACCATCAGCGCCGGCAGCAGCGCGTGGCGCATCTGGTAGCTGCCCCATTCCGGGTGAGCACCGGTTGTTTTTCGGAGTGATTGTTCGACGGCGACGCCTCTTTGCCGGACACGGATCTTGTAGCCGGCAGCGGTACGGCTGTTGATCGGCGACATCAGCCGGACGGCGTCGCGTTGCACCGTCTCACCAACGTGTTTGAGCGCGACGCGGAGTTCTTTGCGGCTGTCCTTGTCGGCCTGCTGGTAGGCGCGCATCAACTCCTTGTAACCCTGGACGCGGAGTGTCGCTCCTTGGGCCATTCAGGTGGTGTGGAACGTCAGCCCGGACGCGTCGGCGGCGGTCAACTCAACGGTGTACGTCTCCGCGTCGCCCCTGGTGGCTGCGGGACTGTACGTGAGTACCTGAACGTTCCCTTCCAGTTGCGGGTTCGTCGCCGACACGCTGGCGGTCTGGTCGGGGCGCCACTCGAACGGGACGATGTCCCTGGTCGCGTGGATCGGGTACACCGTCTGATGCACCTCACCCGAACCGTACGAGCCGTACACCTCGATCGACACCGACTGGGTGGTGTTGCCGGCCAGGAACTCGTCGGCGCCTGTCGGGTTGAATCCACTTACGTCGATTCTGGCGTGCTCGGAACTGAACGTGACTGCACGACAGAACGTTGAGATATCCACGCTGTCCAGGCTGACGTGGTCTTTCAGTGCGACCCGCTTAGGCATCGCTCATCCCTCCTTCGTGTTCGCTCATAGGAACGTGGTTACTCGCCATTCGCAACCGAGGAACGGCGTGCCCGTCTCCAAGTATTCGCGGTAGCCGCTGACACCTTCCGGGACCACGGTGACGATGTCCTGTACGGCCGCCTCGACGCTGGCCGCGTCGTTGGGGTCCATCATCCGTAGCAGCAACTGCTGTTGCCCCAAACTGTCACCGGTCGCGACCCGGCCGCGGATCGTGAAGAACACCTGTGACTGGCCGGCCCCGTACCCGGCCCCGGTCTGGGACGGATCACCCGGGTACACGTCCAATGACGGTGGTGTGGGGTTGTTGTTCCAGTACGCGTACACCTGGAGGTCGGGGATCTCAGCGCTGATCGGCTCCAATGCCGTTGCGATCGCTTCCATCGTCTCGGCCAACGTCACTTGAACACCGGCAGCGTGTAACTGCCGGGTAGCAGCGCCGGGGTTGACTGTTCGACCAGCCGGATGTTCCTGCGAATGATTGCTCGCTGTTCCGCCGTCGGCTCCAGTTGTGCTTCGAAAATGCTGCCGGGCGGGTGGCTGCGATACGCGGTGTTGCCGGTCACCTGGTAGACGCTCACAACGCGCGCATCTCCTCGAGCGCTTCGGCCGGGTAATGCTCGGCGAGCTCGCCGTACGGATCGTCTGATTCGGAGCGGCGATGTCCGATCAGCGTCGCGTAGCTGTTCAACTGCTCCCCCTGGGACTTCCAGTCGACGATCTGCAACGGATGCACGTCCAGATCAACCGTAGGTGGCATCTGCCGCTGGTTCGCGCTCATCAACCCCATCAACGTGCTGGTGTCGATGGCGCGTTTGCGGTCCTCGTCGGCAGGGCGGAAGCCGGCAGCCTGGATCAGGCTCCACGGGATGATCCGGATGCCGGCACCGCCCGTGTATCCGACAGTCAGCCGGGCCATTCGGGTCTTGGTTTCGTTGACGACGGCCAACTGACGGAACGTGCCGATCACGCCGTCGGGGGGTAGACGGCGGAAAATGACCGGGTCGACCCAATCGTCGCTGCCGCACGGGACGACGTAGTCGGCCGGGGCCGGGTTGAACTCCGGGTCGCAGGCGAGTTGGTAGCCGTCGTTGAACTTGCGGCCCAGGTACTGGTTGTCGCGCCGAACGGTTGCGAAGCCGAGCTCGCCGGCCAGGCCCAGGCCGGCATCGGTCCCGATGACCACCGCGGTCGCCTGGATGTTCCGGCCGGCAAGCGTGTCACACGTCCTCCGCAACTGGCGCAGGCATACCGCTGTGAGGCGTTCACGGCCATGCACAGGCACCAGGAACCACAAACTGGTCCTCCGGGTCACGCCAAACCCCAGGAGTCCTTGAGTGGCGCCAGCGTGTTCGCGTGGCGTTCCCACGAGTTCCGGGGTGTGATCAACGGTGTTTCGCCGCCCAGGCCGAGCACACCGACGGGGATCTGTTCGAGTTCCCACAGGTCCTGCGCCCGTTCGAGGTTGACGTGCTCGGCGAGCGCGAGCTCCCAGGCGGCGTCGGAGAAGCCGAGGGTGCGGCCGATCTCGCTGTCGATCTCACCGGCGGAGGCTTCGAGGATCCGTTCGAGATCAGCCGCACGCGACGCGGCGTCGACTTTCAGGATCCGGGCGAGGGTGGCAGCGTCGGCGTACGCCATCAGCCGCCCACCGAGAACGTGACCGGCGAGAGGGTGAACCAGTCGATCTGGCCGCCGCCCATCAGCATCCCCTGGAAGCGAACCGACCCGTCCGCCTCCACGTCGATGCGGGCGTTGTTGCCGTAGGCGGCGCAACCGAACAGCAAGGTCGCGCTCGGACAACAGTCGCCGTCGAGAGTGCAGATCAGCTTGCCGACATCCGCCTCGCTGAGTGGCGGCACGCAGGCGAGCATCCCTTCCAGATGGACGAGCCCGGCCGAGGTCAAGCGGTATTTCGGAGTGGCGAATCGCGCGTCACCGTAGATCCCGAAGCCGGGTTGCAGATCGAGGTCACGCCAGTCGATCGACACCGGGCCGCCGGCACTGCCACTGCCGCCTTGCATGATCCGCCGGTGCGCGGTCGCCGACACGTGCCGGGGCGGGAACGGGCCGACCGCCCTGAGCACCTGGTAGCTGGTCGCGTCCGGGGGCAGCGCGTCGATCACGCTGTCGAGCCGGGCGATGATCACTTCTTCGATTGACGGGCCTGTCATGGCTTTTGGTGGAGGGGGGCGGGGATTGGAACCCGCCCCCTTTCCGAACCGCCTCTAGCTGGCGGTCGTCAGCATCGCGAACGCTCCGTCGTCGACCACCACCGCTTCGAACGCGCCGATGATCCCGACCTCGACACCGCCGATCGCCGGCTCCACAACGCGAAGCTCGACCGGGGCGCCCGGTGTTTCCGCGACCAGCAGCCCTTGCCGGTCACCGACCACGACGACGCCGCTGTCCATGCCGCGCGAAACGACGATGTTCAGCGGGCCGACGCTCGATCCGCTCACCTGCGTGAACTGCGTGAACGCGCTCGACGTGAGTCCGAGCAGGTAGCCGAACCGGTCGGGGGCCATGTAGATCGTGTCCGCGACCCGTTTGCTGTTCGCGTACACCTCGGCGTAGCCGGCGCCGATCGCGGCCATGAACTCCGCGAACGTCGGCGTCGCCGAGATCGTGCTCGCGATGTTGTTCGAGAAGCCGGAATGCTGAAGTGCTTGCGCCGCGTCCTGCTCCGTCTTGAGCGCGTAATCAGCAGCCGCGAGCTGGAACCAGAGGTCGAGCGCGTTCGGCGTCGACCAGTTGATCGCCTGCCAGGAAAGGTCGCCGCCGCCCAAGTACGTCGACGCGGTCGCGGTGACCATCGAGACGGCGAGGCCGGTGTTGCCTGCCTCGGTCTTCTGAGTTGCTTGCACCGCCACGACGGGCCTGGTGTCGATGTGCGGGTAGGTGAGCTGGCCCCGCTCGAGCCCCGCGCGAACAGCCGACGCGACCAGTGGCCTGGACGTGTCGATGATCTGGAAGATTTGCGCGATGTGCTGCGCCGGCGACAGCCCCGCCACGTTCGACGAGAGCGTGTTCGCTGGGGTGCGCTTCAAGAGGTTCAGCCGTTCCCGTGCCCGGTCGATCTCCTGCGGGTCGGAGTACTGGTTCGCGATCTGCGAACACACCGTTCCCTGCCGGGTGAGGATCACGTCGCGGGCGTACGTGGCGATGTCGCGGTAGACGATCCCGTCGCCCTCTTCGTCCACACCGGCACCGTTGGCGCCGCTAAGGACCCGGCGGATCTTCCTCGACTGCTCGATCGCCTTGCGGTCCCGTTCGATCGCCTCGACGTCGTCGGCGATCTCCTTGTCCAGGACGGCGGCCCGCTCGCGGTAGCTGGTCATCTGCACCGTCTCCGACTCGGACGGGGTCTTGTCGTCCCGCGCTTCGATCGTGCGGTGCAGCTCCTCGTGGAGCCTGATGATCGTTTCGCGCTCGTCGACCTTCCGTGCCGCCGACACTTCGGACTGTGTTGTTGCGGTTGCGCTCATGGCGCTGACACCTCCAAAGACGATGGGTTGTCCTGGCGGGTGCCGCCTGCGGGGGTGCCCATCTGGGTGGGGGTGCCCGACTCCGCGGGGTGCGCCTTCAAATGCTCCGGCAAGCGTATACCAAGCCTGCGGCAGCGTTCAACCAGCTCCGGGTCGATCTGCAGCGGCAACAAGGTCTCGTCGAGCGTCACTTCTTCGCGGACGGCGAGCACGCGCGCTTCGGGGAACGCCGGGGTGCGGCACAACGCAACGTTGACCAGATGCGCTTTGACACGGCGAACAACGCCGTTCATCGTCCGGATCGATTTCTTCGGCAACGCTTCCAGGGAGACGCCGTCGAGGATCCCGTCCTGGACGAGCTCGAGGGTGGTGTTGCCTGCGCCGGAACGGAGCACCTCGAACGACCCGTGCAAGCCGTTCGACTCCGACCGTAGTGAGATTCCTTTGCCGACGATGCCGCGGATGCCGCGTTCGTGCTCGACGTTCAACAGCACTTTCAGCCGGTGTCCGGCCACCAGTTGGTCGTCGAAACAACCGGGTGCCCACTCCTCCCGGTACACCGTCCGGTGGTCGTCGGACACCTCGGCGGTGATCCCGTACGGAACCACCCGCACGTCGAGGGTGCGGCCCTCGCTGCTCAACTCGGCGGCGAAGGTTCTGCGGACGAGCGCTTTGCCGGGCGCTTCTGGTTCCTGCTCGCTCATGAGGTTCCTCCTACGGCTGTCAGCGGTGTCGGCTGTTGCGCCGGACTGGCTTTCGCGACCTGTGACTGCTGCTCGTCATCCTCCGCAGATAGCGCGTCGATCGGGGCGAACGTGTCCGCGGCGTCGAAGCTCACCCATTGGCCGCGCGCAAGCATCTGCGCGCTCATCGCGTTCGCGATCCGGGTTGCTGTCGGCCTGAGCTCGAACCGCCACCACATCTCGCCGAGTGCGGCGGGGTTCTGATACGTCAAGCCGCCGGTGATCGGCATGTTCAGCAGCATCGCCGGCACACCGAACGCCGACGCGATCGCCCTGGCGTTGAACTCCTGCGTGTCCAGCAACGCCAGATCCGACGGGTTGAACGACAACGTCTCGAACTCCAGCTCCGGCGGCAGCACGGGCGGCGCGCCGCCCCTCGAGCCGGTGCGGGCCATCCACTGCGCCTGGATCGTCTCCGCCTGTTCGGCCGTCAGCTTCCTGGCGCTCTTCAACACGGCTTGCGGGATGCCGCCCTGGTTGACCGTCATCGACTGGTTCCCCGCGGCGAGTAGCCCCCACGCTTGCTGCGCGTAGGCGCGCAACGCCGACGTCCCTTGCACGCCGGTGCCGGGGTTCCGGTCGATCTGCACGACCCGTCGCGGATCCAAAACGTCTTCGCCGTACTTGTACTCGCGGGCGCCGTCCTCCGACTTGATCTGCAACATCGACGAGTCCAACACCGTCCAGGTGCGCGGGAAACCGTCCGCATAAGTGTCGGTGACGTACAGGCAGGCGAACCCCCACCCGTACAACAACGCGACGATCGAGTGCAACGCGTCGCCGACCCCGTTCGGATACCAGTTCGGATCCGGGGCCGACACCCAGGCTGGCTCGTCGACACCGTGGAAGATCAAGGGCATCGACGCGATCTGCTGCGCGTTCAACTGAATGCAACGGTTGCTGACCCACACCCGGTCGGCGAGCATCGCGTCGCCGGGGAACCACATGCCGGAGGCCATTCCCTGTTCCGCGTACCAGTTCGGGATCACGCTGTTGAACAGGTCCATGCGTGTCCCCTCCAACGGCTGCGGCTCTTCCCGCTTCAACGTCACTCCTGTGCGTGCGACGGTGAGTCTCACCAGAGGTGAATGAGGCCGATGAGCAGGATGACCGCGATCGCCCACTCGGCGAATGTTCCGTACGGGATCGTCATGGTGCTCCCTCGTCCGGGTGTGCTTTGCCGGTGTGGATCTTCAAACCGTGTTCGGTGGCGAACCCGCGGCCGCAGTCCGGGCAGACGTACTTGCCCTCCGGGTCGTCCGCCTCTTCCTCTTCCTCGTCGTCTGCGGGCTCGTCGTCATCGACGGCAGGCGGGTCGGCGACCTCCGCGGTGGTCACGCTGCCGAGCGAGTATTCGTTCTTTTGCTGCCGGTCACCGTATGGCGTCATCCTGTTACCTCCGCGTGAGTAAGGGCGAATGCGTTCGGCCACCAATCAGGGTGCTGCAAGACGTGCAACTGGCCGCCGGTCGCGAAGTCACTCGCGACGGTGGCGAAGTCGGGGTGCCACTGGTCACCCGAGTCGGTCAGGTAGATGCTCCTCGACAACCAGGGCGCGCAATAAGCCAATCCGAAGTCGTCGAGTGGCCGCGGCTGTAGTTGCACCCGCACCTGTTTGAACACCAACGTCCGGTCCGGTGCGCCGTACAACGGGCGGGCGCACTCCACGAACTGCTCGTCGTTGACGAACATCACGCGGGCGCACAGCTCGTCACCGTGCCCCGCGACCCCCGTGATCGTGTGGCCCCAGTCGCGGAGCGTGTCGATCGCCGTCCAGAGGATCTCATCGGGGTCGTCGCCTGTCAGGAGCGCCGCAGCGACCGCGTTCGCGTGGATCCCGACCTCGTGGCCGGCGAGCGCGATCTCCTCGAGCCCGGCACGGAAGAACGGCCCGTCGACCCAGTAGCTCGCGGTATGCAACACGTAGAACGTCGACCTGTAGCCGTGTAATGCCTCCCACCGGTTCAACGCCATCGCAGTGGCGAAGCTGTCGCGGTTGTCGTCGATGTCGTGGCGCATCCCGATCACGTCAGGGCGGGTGTTGCCGGCGTGGATCTCACGCATCGGCACGACGGCGTGCGCCCGCGAGAGCAACCCGTCCAACTGGGCGAGGTCCAACTGGTCGAACATCAGGCGGCCATCCGCATGTCACGAACCTTGCGCGCACGATCGGTGATCTCGCGTTTCAACTGCCGCTGCCATGGTTGGTTGCACATCCGGTTCGGTGCTTGCGCGATCTCCATCCGGATCGTGTACGGCAAATGGATGTGCATGTGCGGGGTGAGCGTGCCGTTGATCATGTCGGCCTCGCGCAGGAACCCCTCGTCGCGCGGCCACCACTCCAGGTAGCGGCCGAACGCGAGCGCGGGCAATCCCTGGTCCATCAGCGCGCCGCCGTGGACCAACGCCATGTCCTGGTAGCCGTCAGGGTCCGGGCCGTGACCGTAAACCGCGAGGAGCATGCCGGACTCGTACGCGGCGAGGAGGGCTTCGTGGTGTTCGAAAACGCAGTCGTCGTCCTGGGTGTAAATGACCGGGGTTTGTGCTTCTTCGATCGCCGCGTAACGTCCGTACACATGATGTTCTGGCCGGTCTGGCCCCCACACGATCACGTTCGGGTATGGGAGCGAGTCGAGCACTGGCTGGAGATCGACATCACCACGGGTGACTAGACACGCAGTGACCTGGTCTGGTGTCAGCATCGCTCGACAACCGTCCAGTAAACGCCGCCCTTGTAGTCGGAACGACGGATCCGATCAGTGACCTCCCAGCCGTCCGGAACGACCGGCTCCGTCTCGGTGCCGGTGCCGAGCACAACCGTCTTCCGCGCAAGCTCGCACCAGGCCGGCAACGCCCGCGCTGCTTGTTCGAACTGGCCGGTGAACGGGTCGGCAGTCACAATGTCCCAGATCCGGTTCGTCTCGTCGGCGAAGTCGAACGCGTCAGCGACGATGAAGTTCCAGTCCTCCGGATAGGAGGCGCGCATCTCCAACAGCAACTTGATCCGGATGTCGACACAGGTTGCGCGCAACCCCGCCTCGGCGATATGCCTGGCGTCCTGCACACCCCCGAAGCCGGCAGCGAACAAGACCAATGCCGTCTCGCAACCGTCGAGCACACCGACCGGGAAACTGGTGTCGGTTACGCTCGCCACTCGACCCTCATCGGACTGAAGCGGAACCATTCCTTGAACTGCCTGAGCCCCTCGGTGCCGGAATCGTGCCGGTTGTAGACCAAGTAGCCACCGTCCAACTGTTCCGCCGCGTACGTCTCGACGAGCAGCAAATGCATGATCCCGTCCTCGAGATAGTCGCCATGACCGAGGATCTGAGAAACCAATGCGAGCTCGCCGGAACGATGAACGACCGCGTATGCGCGGAGCAGCCCGTCCCGGTTGAACACCCCGTACTGCGACACCCGATGCCGTTCGCACACCGGCTCACCCACAGGGCCGAACACCTGCTCGCGCATGTACGAATCACCCATCGGCCGCCCTTGTCTTACGGGCATGGAACGGTTGATCACGTTCACGCTCGCCTGATGATCCGAACGTTCGAACGGCCGGAACCCGTAACCGCGGTACCTGGCGAACGTCGCGCGCTTCCGCGCCGTCCCCAACCGTGCCAGCCACTCCTCGGCGTCCCGCTCGAGCGGCAGCACCGACATCGGCCAGTTGTAACCGCCGTTCCCGAGTTGCTTCTGGAGCTCGCCGGCGACGCCGACACACCACGCATCAGCGCAGGTGTCGAGAAGCCGGATCGTGACGGCCGACCGCTGTTGTTCAACCAGTTGCAATGAAAAGCGCCCCCGGCAAAAAGGGCGCAAAAGTGACGCGTGGGGTTCCCGAGTACTACGGGTCGAGCTAAGCCGCCGGGGCGGTGTTGGGCTGGTTATACCACCCGGCGCCGACGGTGTCAGGCCGCGTGCCAGGCATATGCCCCGAATTCAAACCGATCGTCGGCACCCGAAAGCGGCTATCACCACCCGCAGTCGCCGTCCGCGGCGGCTCCGCGTCCAACTCGCGCACCCGCCGTGTTCGTTGCAGTTCCTCCAAACGGTGACGGTCACGAAGCAACGTCGCCACTAGTAGATCGCGACCTCACCCACGTCGTTCTCGATTGCGCTCCACACTGCGAGCGTGGACGCGATCAGCGGGCCGATGTCAGCCGTCGACTTGGTTCGCGACCACGCCCAGCGGTCCACCAACGGCCTGGCCCGCGCGCCACGAATCGACGCGATCAT